ACCGATTCGTTTAGATTTATTTAAGCGAGCTGACGCAGAGTTTGATTTTGATTCGGCGCACGAATTGCTGTCCACCTATAAAGAGTTGCGTGGAATTCAGACTAAGCAAGCGAACCAACAAGCATCAACGGCTCGCCAGCAAACGATGAAATCCGTACAAGTCGATAGCGGTGGAAGCGGTGAGAGTTCAAAAAGAGTTTACCGACGTGCTGACCTAATTCGGCTAAAAATGAATGACCCAGCCCGATATGACGCACTATCTGATGAGATTATGTCGGCGTATCAAGAGGGACGGGTCAAGTAACTTACTTTTGATCTAGGAGCATTAACATGGCAAATACAGCATTTTCCCCAACCAATAGCGTAACCGTATCGAGCGCAGGTACCTTCGTTCCAGAAATTTGGAGTGATGAGATTGTTGCTTCGTATAAGAAGAATCTTGTTCTGGCCAATCTGGTCATGAAGATGAACTTTCGTGGCAAAAAAGGCGATGTGATTCACATCCCAGCACCAACCCGTGGTTCGGCATCGTTAAAAGTAGCAACCGATGCAGTAACTCTGATTGCTGCCAGCAACACTGAAGTGCAAGTGACTATCGACAAGCACTATGAGTACAGCCGTTTGATCGAGGACATCGCTGAAATTCAAGCTCTGAACTCAATGCGTCAGTTTTACACTGCTGATGCTGGTTATGCACTGGCGCGTCAAGTAGATACTAACTTGGTTCAATTGGGTCGTGCATTTAACGGCGCAACAGTTGGCACCGACGATTATGCAACTAGCAACACCACCACTAAAGCCTTTATCGGCTCGAACGGTACAACTGCATACAACTCAACATCGTCGAACGCTGCTGCGCTGACTGATGCAGCTATCCGTCGCACAATCCAAAGGTTGGACGACAACGACACACCAATGGACGGTCGTTTCTTTGTTATTCCTCCATCAAGCCGCAATACATTGATGGGTCTGGCTCGCTACACCGAGCAAGCATTTGTCGGTGATGGCAATGCAATCCGCAACGGCGAAATCGGTAACCTGTACGGTATCCCTGTGTTTGTTTCGTCAAACGCTGATACTGGCGCTGGTAACAGCACTACAGACCGTATCTGCTTGATGGGCCACAAGGATTCGATGGTTCTGGTTGAGCAAGTTGCGGTTCGCTCGCAGACTCAGTACAAGCAAGAATACCTCGGTACCTTGTTCACTGCTGACACTCTGTATGGCGTCAAAGCAATGCGTACTGCGGCAACTGTTGGCGCAGCCCTGTCGTCTTCGGCATTTGCCTTGGCCGTACCTGCCTAATTAAACTCCCCGTCTTCGGGCGGGGGTTTTTAACCTAATTAGGAGAACTACTATGGCAACAGCTTCAGCAGTAACTGTACGCGCAGGTAACGATCAATTTCGTGGCCTGTTTTCTGATACGTGGATGGTGACAGCCACACTTGACGCTGGCTCGCTTGTTGATGGCGCTGGCGAAACTGATGACGTAACCGTCCCAGGCGTTGCCTTGGGCGATATGGTCATTGGCGCATCATTGGGCGTGGATTTAGTGGGTTTGACTGTTACTGGCTATGTCAGCGCAGCCAATACCGTTAAATTCCGTATCCAAAATGAGTCAGGCTCTACTGCTGACTTAGCATCGTCAACATTGCGTATCGTTGTAGCACGTTCAGTAGCGTAATAATCGGGGGCTTCGGCCCCTGATTTTTAAAGGTTTCTATGGCAATTTTTAGATGTCTTCAAAGCGGACAAACTGTTGAATTTACGCAGCCGCATGACGTTGAAAGTATGAAAGGCCATGCGGGATATGAGCGCATTGATGAGCTTGAAACTTCAGGCGATAATGAAGAGCATTTAGTAATTATGCGGCCACCAGAGGCGCAGAAACGGCCTGGAAGGCCAAGGAAAACCGGTCATGTCGGACATTGATTTGCGTGAATTTGGCAAGCTGGAAGCTCAGGTTGAAGTGTTGCAAACCGAGGTTACTGCCTTGCGTGAGGACGTTAAAAAGCTATTGGCGATGGCCAACAAGTCTAAGGGCGGCTTTTGGGTCGGTATGGCCATTGCGTCAGCCATGAGCGGCGCGGCAGCATTCGTTATGGATCGGGTCTTTTTTAAATAGGAGATAGTCATGATGTACGGATCAAAAAAAGTTGGCAAAGTAATGAGTGAGTACAAAGCTGGAAAATTGCACTCTGGCGGTAAAACTGGCCCTACAGTTACAAATCGCAAGCAAGCCGTGGCTATTGCCATGAGCGAGGCAAAGATGCCACAGCGTGGAATGCGTACAGCCAAGAACAAGGCTAAAAAGTAATGAAGGGCGTACCGCACTATTTGCCAGACGGCAAACTTTACACTGGTGCAACGCATAAGTCCGGAAAAACTTTAATGACGGGCGAAAAGCACACAAAAACCAGTAAGGTTTTGACGCACACTAAGCCTAAGCAAAAGGGGCAAAAATGAAGTCTAGAATCTATGCCACGCTATAACTAAGGATTAAGATATGTCAACATTTCAGTTAGACCCTAATCAAGTGGCTTTGGGCGTAGGAGCTATGGGTACTACCCAAGCGGCTACAGTAACAACTAGCAGCGTACAAATGACCGCCTTTGGTGCGGACACTACACTGATTCGCATTGCTTGCGCCAATGGTCACTGTCATTTTGCGATTGGAACTAATCCAACTGCTTCAATTACAACAAGCCCATTGATCGGCAATAATCGATCAGAAATTATTGCTGTAACGCCAGGGCAAAAGATTGCTTTTATTAAAGATGCCGCAGTGACCACTTCTACAGTAACTGTTACGGAGTTAATATGAAAAACGGACTCTATGCCAATATCAACGCCAAGCAAACCAGAATAAAAGCTGGTTCAGGCGAAAAGATGCGCAAAGTAGGCAGCAAAGGTGCGCCGACAAAAGCTGATTTTGTACAGTCGGCTAAGACAGCGAAAAAGCCTAAAAAATGATTAAGCGCGGCAAAGAGGAGTTCTCAGGTTACAACAAGCCTAAAGCGACTCCAAGCCACCCGACCAAATCCCATGTGGTGCTGGCTAAGGCTGGGGATGAGGTCAAGCTGATTCGTTTTGGCCAGCAAGGCGCTACTGGCAGTCCAGACGGCACAAAACGCAATGAGGCGTTCAAAGCGCGTCATGCCAAGAATATCGCCAAGGGCAAGATGAGCGCGGCGTATTGGGCCAACCTCACCAAATGGTAGCCAGAAATAACGTAATTTCTTTATAATGTGGGCATAAAGGCTTCTTCCCATAGGGATAGGCAAAAGCTGGCTCTGTAAGTTTTGCGGGGAAGCGAATGACCTATCTTCAAATTGTAAATTCTATTTTGGTGCGACTGCGCGAGCCAACGGTGTCAACTGTTGGCCTTGATGCGTACTCGACCTTGATCGGCAAGTTCGTTAATGATGCCAAGCGCCAAGTCGAGGACGCCTACGATTGGAATGCTCTCGGCCAAGAAAAAACCGTTACTACCACATCCGGCACGTATGTCTATTCGTTGACCGGTGCAGGTCAAAAGTTCCGTGTATCTAGTGATCCGCTAAATACCACCAGCAATGTCGTCATGCGAAATATTAGCGTGTCCGACATGCGCCAAAAGCAAAACTTCACCCCGATTGTCACCAACATCCCTGCGCAGTATTGCTTTGAGGGCGTTGATGGTAATGGTGATGCTCAAGTTCAATTGTATGGCCGCCCTGATGGCGTCTATACCATCAAATTCTTTTTGACCATCCCACAAGCGGTATTGTCATCGGACGGCACATCGGTGCTAGTGCCTGACGTATTGGTTGAGCAAAATGCCTACGCTAGAGCATTGGTTGAGCGCGGCGAAGATGGTGGATTATCTTCATCGGAAGCCTACAACTTGTACCGCTCCATGTTGGCTGATTACATTTCATTAGAAGCCACTCGCTTCCCTGAAACTCAGGAGTTTGTTCCAGTATGAGTCAAGCACTTGAACGATTCAGCGTTAACGCACCAGGTTTTTATGGCCTGAATACGCAAGACTCGCCATTAGATTTGGCGGCTGGATTTGCGTTGACTGCGATTAACTGCATTCTGGACAAGTACGGTCGGATGGGCGCACGCAAAGGCTGGACGAAAGTTAATACCAGTTCGGGCAATTTAGGCGCTAACGATATTGGCGTCATCCACGAATTGGTGCTTACTGGTGGATCGGTAACGACTCTATTTGCTGGAAACAATAAGATATTCAAATTAAGCGGCACAACAGTTACTGAGTTGACCTATGGCGGCGGTGGTACAGCGCCAAGCATTAGCGCAAGCAACTGGCAGTGCGCGTCACTCAATGGGGTAACGTATTTCTTTCAGTCCGGTCATGACCCAATAATTTATGACCCAGCGGTTAGTTCCACAACGTACCGCCGAGTAAGTGAAAAGTCTGGCTACGCCGGTACGGTGCCACTAGGGAATATTTGTATTTCTGCGTATGGTCGTTTGTGGATCGCTAACAGTACGTCAGATAAAACAACGCTAACCTTTTCTGATTTGATTGCTGGCCATATTTATACGGGCGGCACAGCCGGTACATTGAACGTCAATAACGTATGGGCTAACGGTGCAGATGAAATTACCGGTCTAGCAGCGCACAACGGATTTTTATTTATCTTTGGTAAACGCCAGATTTTGGTTTACCAAGGTGCGACAACACCTAGCACAATGTCGCTGTATGACACCGTGGTGGGTATCGGTTGCCAATACCGTGATTCAATCCAAAGTACCAACACCGATGTCGTATTTTTGTCTAACAGCGGTGTGCGCTCAGTTCTTAGAACCATTCAGGAAAAGTCTGCGCCATTTCGTGACTTGAGTAAGAATGTTCGTAATGATTTGATGCAATTGGTGGCGGGTGAAACGCCGGCAAATATTAAAGGCGTTTATTCAGAAATAGACGCATTCTACTTATTGACGTTTCCAACGGCGGGTCAAGTGTATGTGTTTGACACGCGAAATGTTATGCAGGATGGATCATCGCGGGTAACTACGTGGAACGACATTAAACCAACGGCAATGTATGCGTTGCGTAACGGCGATCTATTGATTGGCAAGAATGGCTATGTTGGTAAATACGGCGGGTATCTTGATGACACTAGCACGTATCGAATGCAGTATTACACCAATCATGCTGACTTAGGTGATGTGGCCGTTACGTCAATTGTTAAGCGCATATCCATTGTTGCTATTGGCGGTTCAGATCAAGTGGTAACAATTAAATGGGGTTACGATTTTTCTGAGAACTATTTGTCTCAGAACGTATCTGTTCCCACCCAAGGCATTTCTGAATATGGCGTTGCTGAGTATGGCGCTAACGGTGTACCTGTTGCGCAGTATGCCGGTGGCATTGTGATTCAAAATCTATTCTCACAAGCTACTGGCTCAGGCAAAGTTTTCCAGACAGGCTATGAAGCAGAGGTGAATGGCTTTGAATTATCGATTCAAAAGATTGAAATTTTGGCCAAGCATGGCCGTATAAATTAAGGGGCGGCACATGTCTGACTATACCAAATCGACCGACTTTGCATCTAAGGACGCGCTGCCATCGGGCAATGCGGCCAAGATTGTTAAGGGTACGGAGATTGACACAGAATTTAATAATATTGCGATTGCTGTTGCGACTAAGGCTGACTTAGCCAGCCCAGGCTTTTCTGGCAGCCCAACAGCACCAACGCAAACAACTGGCGACAATACATCTAAGTTGGCCACAACAGGGTTTGTGCAAGCAGCATTGGGCGCTTTGTATCCTGTTGGCTCAATCTATATTAACGCTGCTGTTAGCACCAACCCTGCTACGTTACTTGGCTTTGGTACATGGTCAGCGTTTGGCGCTGGTCGTGTCATGGTTGGTCTTGATGCTGGTAATGCAGCGTTTGATACGGTGCAAGAAACTGGTGGCTCCGCTGATGCGATTGTCGTTAGCCATACTCACTCGGCTACTTCAAGCGTTAGCGACCCTGGCCACAATCATACAATTGGGTTTCAAAACAACACAATTGACCAAAACTCCGGATCATCAGCTCTTGCTAAACAAGGCACATCAAACACAAGCACGGCAAGCACAGGCATTAGCGTTAGCACCAGTATTAGCACCACAGGTTCAAGTGGAACAAACGCTAACCTGCCGCCGTATATCGTCGTCTATATGTGGAGACGCACGGCGTGAGTGCAGTATTGGAAAATGTTGGCGGTGAGATTACTCACCACTTTTCAGATGGCTTGTATGCCAAGGAAGCGTTTGTCCCCGCTGGCACAGCTATCATAAAGCATACGCACAACTTTAGTCATCTATCTATTTTGGCTAAAGGTCGTGTTGCAGTTATGAAGGGCGACGTTATTGAAATTATTGACGCGCCAGCGTGTATAAATATTGAAGCAAACGTAGTTCACGGCATTAAAGCCATGAGCGATTGTGTCTGGTTTTGTATCCATTCGACGGATGAAAAAGACCCGTCTAAAGTGGATGAGATTTTAATTAGAGGGGAATAGTATGCCATTCGCAATTGCCGCAGGAATATCGGGCGGGTTGAATTTAGTTGGTGGATACTTGCAGGGCGAGGCGGCTAAAGACGCCGCGTCTACGTCTGCTAGAGCGCAATTAGAAGCGGCACGACTTGCTGCTGAAGAATCTCGCTTTAGACCAGTTGGCGTTACGACGCGATTTGGTAGCAGCCAGTTTACGATGGATCCGACTACTGGCCGATTATCTGCTGCGGGTTATAACGTATCACCTGAATTAAAAGGCTATCAAGATCGCTTGATGGCGCTTAGTGGCCAAGGATTAGGCCAAGCTGAAGCGGCACAAGGTATGTATCAGCCACTAACTGGTGCGGCTACCGGCTTGTTTAATTTGGGTGGCCAATACTTAGCGCAGTCGCCTGAAGCAGTTGCGGCTCAATATATG